AGAACAGGGGCATACTTCTGTGGTCCACAAATACTACCGTAGTTGATGTATCGACATCCGTAACTGCGTATTCTCTTTCATCCAACATGGTTGATGCGATGGAGGTCGTGGTCAATCTTAGCACTACGGATATTCAGCTTGATCGTCTGTCTATGGAAGAGTACTTGAAGATTCCACGCAAGAGCCAGACAGGTCGTCCTACCCAGTACGCAATTCGTAGAGGCAGGGCCAATTTAGAACTCTATTTATGGCCTATTCCGGATAGCAACGACTATTCTCTTAAAATCGAGAAGATCAAGTATCTTCAGGATGTGAACAAGTCTGCTGGCCAGATTGCTGATGTATCTAGACGCTTTCTGCCATGCATAACTGCTGGACTAGCCTATTTCATGTCCATGAAGCGAGCTGGTATCGATGGCAATCGCATCATGTTCATAAAGCAGGAATATGAAGAGCGTCTTGCTAGAGCTATGGATGAGGATAGAGAAAGAGCAAGTCTTCGTATTGTACCTAAGTTGAACTTGATGTAAAATACAAAAATGGCTACTACCAAAATAGCTTTAGGTATCTGCGACACATGTGGGTTTCAGTACCCATATCGTGAACTGAAGCGGAATAGCTATGGCTTGATGGTTTGTCCGGAAGACTATGAAGGCCAGTATGATCTCAAGAACCATCCTCAGAACAGGTCTCCAAATGTAAGAGATGACGAGTTTATTCGTAACCCAAGACCACCACTGAACAACGACCGTAATATCGTCTGGAACAATGCTGGCATTGACTGGGAAGACGAAACTCAATATTGGAATTTGGTATAAGGCTTAAGGAGCAGAAATGGCTACTCTTACCGGCAAGACGATTGCCAATACATACAAGGATCTCCTTCAGGTCAGCAACAACAATGGTGGTGTTGATGGCACTCTTCGTACTGTCTCAGATGGAGAAGGTACCAATTCCGCTCTACAGCTAAGCAATAGCGCAGTCAACATCAATGGTACTTTCCAGCTAAATAGCGCTACTCTTACTGCTACTGCTTCTGCTCTTAACGCTATTACGGATCTAAGTGGTGTAACCGGTCTGGTAGCCATGACTGGTGGAACTCCATTGGGAAGATCCATTGCAGTAGGTACTGGTCTATCGGTAACAAATGCAAATGGTGTGGCTGGTAATCCTACTGTTGAGCTGGACTCTACAGCCGTTGTTTCTGGAAGTTATGGTCCAGTATCTAATTTTGCAGTAAATGCAAAGGGTCAAATTGTAAGTGCCTCTACTCCAGTATCTGTATCCATTGCTACAGTACGCACATCAGAATTTGTTGCTGATAATGTTCTTGTCAGTTCAAATGTAAGTATAAAGGGTGATGTTCTTGTAAGTGGCGCTCTTGAAGTTTTAGGAGATGTAAGCGTAAATCATCTTTATACTACAAGCATTACAGTTTCTTCACTTAATGCTACAGAGATTACCGTAAGTATTCTTAATCTTGTAAATGTAAGTGTAAGCACATTAATTGGAAACCAGCTTATTGTTAGCCAGAAGGCTTCGGTAAGTTCTATTAATGTAGTTGGAAAAGTAAGTGGAACCAATGCAGTTTTCAGTGGCAATGTAAGTGCCTTTTCATTCTATGGAGATGGTTCAAATCTTACAAATCTTCCAACTGCTCCTGTATCCGTCTCAGCATACACAGTCAATGTCCTTACGGTAGTCAGTGCAGCAACAGTCAATGGCATCATTAGCGCAACCAACTTTGTTGGTGGTGGTGCTGGCCTGACAAATGTCAGTGCAATCTTTGCAGCTAGTGCTACCAATGCCACGAATGCAGAGAATGCTACCTCAGCAGTCTTTGCGTCTAGTGCAACAAACGCTACCAATGCTGAAAATTCCACTTCTGCTGTATTTGCAGCAAGTGCAACAAATGCTACCAATGCAGTAAGCGCAGTGTTTGCCACATCGGCAACAAATGCCACAAACGCAGTCAACGCTACATCAGCAGTATTTGCAGCATCAGCTACAAATGCAACAAATGCAGTCAACGCCACTAATGCTACTTCCGCTGTATTTGCCTCTAGTGCCACAAACGCTACAAATGCAGTTAATGCTACCAATGCAACATCGGCAGTATTTGCCTCTAGTGCCACGAATGCCACCAATGCAGTAAATGCCACATCAGCGGTATTTGCAGCAAGTGCGACAAACGCAACAAATGCAGTCAATGCCACTAATGCAACATCAGCAGTATTTGCGGCTTCAGCCACAAATGCTACTACAGCACTGAATGCCACTAATGCAACATCAGCAGTATTTGCTTCTAGCGCCACAAATGCAACAAATGCTGTAAATGCAACCTCTGCTGTATTTGCCACAAGTGCCACAAATGCTACTAATGCAGTAAGTGCTGTATTTGCGACTTCAGCTACAAATGCAACGACGGCTGTAAATGTAAGTGGTACTGGCTTTGTCATAGCGGCTACTGGTACATTTTCTGGTATAGTAAGTGTTAGTGCCGCAGCTTTTGGTACTGGAAACTTGGGCAAGAAGATTGCAGTTTCTGGTGCAGCTATTGCAACCATTGTAAGCCTTACAGATGGAACATCCATTGCTGTAGACTTCAATGCTTCACAGAACTTTGCAGTCATGCTTACTGGCAATAGAACATTGGAGAATCCATCAAATTGCGTTGCAGGACAAACCGGATCCCTGTTCATCATGCAGAACGTATCTGGTGGCAAGACGCTTTCATTTGGAAGTAACTGGAAGTTTGCAGCCGCTACTGCTCCAACGCTTACAACAACAGCTTCTGCCGTAGACCGCATCGACTACATTGTATTCACATCCACAGCCATTCATGCAGTGGCTACATTGGATGTACGGTAAGGAATACCTACTCTATAGAGGGACGCAAGAAACATGGCAAGTACATACACGACAAGACTGCGATTTGAAAAGCAGGGTGATGGAGAGAACCCAAACTCTTGGGGTGATATCCTCAACCAGAATGTCATTGATCTTATCGATGAGGCTGTTGCTGGCTATGTTGTTGTTTCTGTCAGTTCTACTGGTGTAACTCTATCGGAGAACAATGGTTCGGTTGACCAGTCTCGAAATGCTTCGCTTGAGTTTGCTGGTACACTGACGGCAAACGTCACCATCACCATTCCTTCACATGAGAAGACGTACTTCCTGAAGAATGGAGCTACTGGCAGTTTTGATGTCTACATGAAGACTGCTAGTGGTTCAAGCTACACTGTTCCAAAGCAGAATATCTTCGTTGCTTGCGATGGCACGAACATCCATCAGATTGATTTCCCATTATCGATCAGTGCCTTTACGGTAAACCAGCTAACGGTAGTAAGTGCCGTCAGTGGCGTTGACGCAAAGTTTGCTACTGGTACATTTTCTACCAATATCACGACACCGAGAGTATCTGCTACGACATCCATTGCAATTGCTACAAGTGGTGTAGATCGAATCAATATTGATGCTTCTGGTAATGTTGGTTTTGGAACAAGTATTCCAATCAAGCAGCTAGAGATCACGAAGTCGGCTAGGGCACATATCGTCAGCCTGACTGATGTATCCACAAGCATTGCAATCGATTTTAATACTGCCCAGAACTTCGCAATCCAGCTAGTAGGTAATCGTACATTCGAGAATCCATCCAACTGTGCTGCTGGACAGACTGGTTCTATCTTTATTGAACAGAATGTTTCGGGAAGCAAGACCCTGTCATTTGGAAGCAACTGGAAGTTTGCCAATGGTGAAGCTCCAACTCTTACAACTACGGCTTCTGCTGTAGATCGGTTGGACTATATCGTATATACTTCTACTGCGGTTCATGCAGTAGTAACTTATGATGTCAAGTAACGTAAGGTAAGGTAGTCAAAGCAATGCCATTTCAGAATAACGTACTTGCTGGTGCTTCCGGAGCTACTGGCTACGAGATCCCGAATTCGCTGCGCTTCCGCGCAAGCAACAACGCGTTTCTGGCGAGAACTCCTGCCACCGCATCTAATAGAAAAACATGGACGTGGAGTGGATGGGTCAAGCGGGGTGGAATTGTAAGCGATCAAGCCCTATTGCAAATAGGCACCGCATCGTCTGATTCCACGTTTTTCAGATTTAGGTTTAACTCTACAAA